CATTGAGAATACGCTCAAACTCTGCCAGCTTGTGAATGTCCAACTCCTGAGAGTTAGTCTTCATAAACGTCATTGGCATTGAGCCGTTCTGGTATTCAGAGTTCATCCATACTTGGCGGTTCAAGTACAGCGAAGCGGCTGGGATTGCCTCTTCTACTGGCGAGTAGCCGTATGGACTCCATGTGCGACGGTTCTTAACAAAGACTGAGAGTTGGTCTGTAAGGAACTCTTTGTCTCGACCTGAGCCTGAGTAGAACTCGCCGTCTGCGTCTGGTGATGCGATGAACTCGCCGCGAGGGAAGCCCCATAAGACTTGCTGGTAAGCAGGCTGTGGTGGGTGAGGAATGTCGCCTCGGTTGTCAAGAAGAATCTTGATGGTAGGAGCGTCGATAACATCGAAACCCAGAACCTTGCCCTTGAAGTTGTAGCGAGGGTAGACGCACCACTGGTCGTAGGTAAAGACCTGCCATAGTGATTCAGTTAGCCACTCAGAGAACGTGCGGTCAGAAGCAACGTATGGGTTTTCCCAGAAGTCACGAAGGCGGTTAATCTCAGCGCCGTACATTTCACGACCAATGAGAGCTGCCTTTGCGTGTGAGCAGTTCTCTTCCTGCATAATGTCGGCAATGGCTTGATCCGAGAGAGTCCAAGCGCCTTCTTGCTTAATGATGTCACCCACGCGGATCTCAATGGCGCGGTGAATGATGTCGCACTGTTCAGCGAGTGAGTTAAGAACTTGAAACGGAACCTCGGTCTGTGTGAGGTTAAGGTTTATTGCAGTCTGGTATTCGTATTTACGAGGTAGAGCGCGACCTGAGTCGTCAAGGACAACGTCAATCGGTGCTGGGAGAAGTGGTGAAGCTGGGCCGAGCATGGCTCCGAAACCACCGCCACCTTCAACAAATCCAGGTCGAGGCATTGGAATTGCCTGTCCAATGGTCGTTACGATTCCCTGACCTGCGGTTGACATTTCGTTAGCAGCGTAGGCAGAGTTGTATCCGCCAGCATTTCCCAGTGGGGAATTAGCCATCCCTGCCTTTTGCATTTCAGCAACAATTTCCGCAGCAAGCGTAGTCTTGTTCTTTCGCTGGAATAGAGCCATTTATTGTCCTCGGTGAGATGGGTTGATGCCGGAAGTGTATAACTGCGCTACTGGTTCTCTTAATAGAACTCCGCAACCTTTACAGTTAAATGCTTCTACGTCATTTGGAATACCGCAAGCCGTACAAGACGGTGCGAGTTGTGCAAAGAACCTGTCGGCTGATGCGCCGGTAGCAAGTCCAAGTTCAGCCAACCCATGCACTAAGGCATCGAGTCGGTCTGGTGAATAACCGGAGTCAGGAACCCAGCCGGTCATTTGGTCTTCAAGTAAATCGAAAGCGCCAATGTGAGATACGCGGCCTTGCTCATAGAGCGCAGCTATCGGTTCAGCACGAAGGCGTTTGCCGACCTTAGCCACAATGCCCTTGAATGGGATTGTCGCCTCAACGGATCGGATTGTAAGTTCAACCATGTCACCGCCCTGGTTCTTTTCAGCAACCACGCGGTCAGCGTTGAACTCGTGAAATGCGGCTATAGCCCTGTGAGCCCACCCAGAAGGAGTATCACGACAACTGCGATCAGCAAGAACATAACCCCTACCATCCGTTCCCTTAGCAACAACAACAATCCCTGTTTCGTCAGCGTTCTCACCAGAGGTTGTCGCCGGGTCAATAGCGACCACAATGCGCACAAAGTCAGGTGCTTTCTGTAATCTTGAACCTTCAAGCATTTCTAACGTCCAAAGCGCACCAGGGGTGTCCGTGAGCACTTCTGCGAAAAGCTCTTGTCTGCCTAATCGTGTGCCTTCGTATCTTGCTCTTAGTTGAGCAAGGGCAGAAGGCGCCAAGTTCTTGGCATTGTCAAAGGTTGAGCCTCGGACTACCTTTACAGAACCATCGTCTTGTGCCAGTAGCCGTTTAATAATTGGCACTGGTCTTGGTGTAGTGGTAATTAGGGTTCGTGGGTGTTCACCTAAGCGAAGCCCGAACTGCAACTGATCCCATGTGTCTTCGTATCGCCATGCGGCTAGCTCGTCGCACCACGCGCCGTGAAACTGTGGCCCACGTAAGCGGTCTGGCTCATCAGCAGAGAATAGTTTGATTCGAGAGCCATTGGTAAGACGTATCTCACCCATAGAGCGGTTGTAGTTCTCTAATGCGCCGTAGCGTCTAAGAATTGATACAAGGCCAGATTCACCCTCGGCACAGGTATCTCTAACGTCTGAGAATGTTGCAGCGACTACAGCCCATCGTGTCTTGGGCGCTCTAATTGCTTCCCACGCCATCCACTCAGCTGCGGTTCTAGTCTTTCCTGCGCCTCGACCTGCAAGATAGAGCCAAACGCTCCAGTCTTCTTGAGTCGGTATCTGCTCAGGCCTCGCTAATTGATCCGTCCACAAGTATCGGCTGGAGGCTAAGTTGTTCAAAAGCGAGTCTGATTTCTCCAACTCGTGCTTCAATAGTAGATCCGTCATAGGTTATCGTTTCCACTTGTTGTCTAACCGGAGCATCATAGCCCATTAGTTTAGACTTACGTTCCATGAGGAGTACGCAACGGTCAATAGCTGGCATACTGTTCTTTGTCATTGCCTGGTGCATTGCAATAGTTAAAAGGTTGTCTAGTCGCTCGCACTCTAATTTGCGATACTCTTCGACTGCCTCTTGTGGGATTGCAGCTAAGGCTCGGCTTACTCGTTGGTATGCCGCACCCTTAGAGCATCCCATCCTGTCCGCTATCTGTTGGAACGTAGCGCCTCTAGAACGCAATTTAAGCGCCTCTGTGTCGGTTATGGCTTGCTCTTCTGTGCGTATGAATTGTGGCATTGTTTTGACGGCCTAGCGTTTTGACGGGAAGTTTAGAGAAGTACGGCTTTGTTGCCGGTTAGGGTTTCCCAACGTTGAATAGCTACGTCAATGTAGGCAGGGTTCATTTCCATGCCATAACAAACTCTACCTATTTCAGAAGCCCCAATTAAAGTTGAACCACTGCCCATAAATAAATCAACAACTAAGTCACCTTTTTTAGAAGAATGGCGCAAAGAACGAGTAACTAATTCAACTGGTTTTTTAGTAGCGTGATCTTCATCCCTACCCATTTTGCGCTGGATGTGCCAAACATCTGAGTATTCCCTTTCACCCTGATGTGTGTCCAACGTAGGTTTACCTTTTTTACACACATTTATTAGTTCATAAGTGTATTTGTAATCAGATCCAAGTCCATGCACTACTTTGTCCCAAACAATAACATTGCTCAATTGAAAGTATTGCTTAATGTGAGGTATTAGTTCGTGATTACGTCTCCAATCAAGGCAAATGTAAGCTACTGAATTATCTTTAAGAATTTCAAAATACCTTTGGCAAAAAGCAGCCATAAAGGTTTCCCACTCCGAGTCGGTGTATGAATCGTCAAAGAAGTTCGTCAACCTGGTTGACGAACCCATTTTTTTAGAAGTCATACCAGTGTTATACGGGGGATCGGTAAACACAACATCTGCTTGTTTGCCGTTCATAAGTATTCCAACCATTACAGGGTTGGTACTATCACCACACATAAGGCGGTGTTCGCCTAATTGATAAATGTCGCCGAGTTGAGTTTTCGGGGTCACAGGCGCTTCAGGAACATCATCAAGGTCGCCGTTAAGCGGTTCCGTTACGTCTATGTTGAGGTCGAAACCCAACTCAGCGATATCCCAGCCCTCAGAGGTTAATTCCTCAAGAGCTGTATTAAGAACGTCGTCATCCCATTCGGCTAGTGCGCCGGTCTGATTGTCTGCGAGTGCGTAGGCCCTGACTGTGTTTTCATCCCAGTCTTTAGGTGCGCGAGCGATAGAGATTTCTTTCCAGTCCAGTGAACTAGCGGCTTCAAGTGTGCCATTTCCAGCAATGACTATGCCGTCGTGCGTGACCACTATGGGCTTACGTTGACCAAACTTCGAGAGGCTCGCTGCTATTGCGTCTAAATTGCGCTTGCTGTGTTTTCGAGCGTTGAGTGGATCAGGTGTAAGAGTTGTTAGTGGAACTGTCTCTACCTTCATGCTTCCCCTTATGTTCACTATGTGGACAAGAAACGCCAATAGTAACATACAATACTACCACAAATGGTTACACCTATGTAATTACTAGCGTGTAGTTATGGTTACAAACTTATGACTAGAAACGGTGAGCGCACGTTGGTCGTGTGCATGGCCGAGGCTTCGAGTGCCTGGTACAGACTGCCCTCATCCTCGTGGTCGGTAAATAGTGATCCAAGCGCCGGAGCTGCACCTGAGCCGATAGCACCATAGGCAATGCCGTCATGGTCTTTCCTAGCCTCTAGTGGCCCTGAGTTGGAAGTTATCTCGTAGAGGTGTCCATGCTCAATGGCTAGTAGTTCCCAGTCGTCTTTGAGGTCGTCGGGTAGTTTGACGCTTTCAAGTAATTGCTCAAGTGTTGGGTTGTGGGAGCGACCTGCGACCTTGAAGTACATTGCCCCGACCCTAAACGAGCCTGAGTAGCCCAATAGGAGATTGCCAAACCTGCCTACCTTGGGTGTGGCAATAAGCGAGGCGAGGCCGTCGTCGGTGGAACTGAGGCTGTCTGCCCCTATCCATGCCCCTTCAGGCGTTACCAGTCCAGCTACTACGGTCATTTCCAGTTCCTTATTGCTTTGTAATACATAATGAGATACAAGGCGCTGTAGGCGATAAAACCGTACTGGTGTGTGTGTATGGCATACACAACCCATACACCTTCATTGACGCAAAGAATGAACCAGCCTCTAATCTTCTTCTCACCAACAAAGAACAGGCCAGTTGATCCAATAGCTGCAAGCACCCATGACCACATCAGTCAAGTTCTCCGCAGTTCAGGCAGGGCAATGAGAAGTCAGGCCGGTAGCCATGACAAGTTCGACAGTAGTTGCGCTCGTTTGCACCCTGAAAGATGTTGTCAACCTTGCGACGTAGTTCACTGGACTCGTTGAAGCCATCCATAAACTCAGCAAAGTCTTCTTCGCTCATTCCTCAACGGCTTTCTTAATTGCCAATTCAATGAACTCAGACATCATCAAGTCGAGGCGTTTCATGGCTTTTGCAATCTTCATCAGCTCGTCAGCGTCAAAGTCAATGGTGATGTGTGTAACTTCGCTCATGGGTTTTCCGGTATGCGTATGCCACAGTCAGGGCAAAAGAACGAGATGTATTTACGAAACTCAGTTGCGCCAGTCTCGGCGTTTAGCAGTCTCCAGTAGCCGTGTTCGCAGTCTTCAGTCATCGACGATACTTACTTACTATTTCTAGTGCGTCGGTCATACCCTGGGCATACCCATTGTCATACTCGTTAGATCCGTGAGCTAATGACTTGTTAAGTGCTTCTGCAACTCTGGCAAGAATTGTCTCTTGTGCTGATTCTATTTTCTTTCCCATCATTCCCCCTTAACCCTAAGTGTTCGGTGTCCTGGCGTAAGTTTAGCAAATTGCGCGTACACATCTGGGAGTTGCTCCTTTAACGCTTTAGTGTCCAGCGACTCCCTGTCCTTTGTGGACTTGTAGGTGTAGAGCGTGTCACCGTCAAGCGTCACCGCCTCGGCATCACCCACGATTCTGAGCAGCTGTGCTTTGATTGCGTCAACGTCGGCTTGGGCTTCGTCTAGGCAAGCCTTAGCCTCTCGGTATTCGTAGATTAAATCCTTGATAAAGTCGTCACCCTCAATCGTCACGCCACCCTCTGATGATGGGTACACAACCTTCAAGGTGTCAAAGTCGGCTTGGTGTCCTACGATGTCTGGCTCAATGTTGTTAACTACCTTGTGCCAAAAGAACGCCTCGGCTTCTTGCAGGTCTGAAAGCTGTTGGTGAGTGTATTCCACTTCCCTAATGACTAGACCTTCTCCACCCACTAGGCAGGCGAAAACGACGTTGTGGATGTTCGTGGTGAGAGCGTAGTGCATACCCTGGTATAGGTAAGCCTCTGGCACTTGATTGTTTGCCCAGCCCTTTGCGTTACCTTTTCCTGAGATACCAGTCGTCTTAATTTCTAGGATGGCAAGAATCCTGGTCGGCTCCCAGTCGAGGTCGGTAACTTTTCCTGGCTCCGCAAACCCATCTGGCTCAACAATGAAGAAGTCGACGTTGGCAAGCAGGAACGATCTGTCGCCCTGGAGCATTACCGGCCAGCAGACAACGGCTGAGTTTGTTTCCTCGGCGTATGCCTCTGCGACGGTGCGCTCTAAGCGATTGCCCCACTTGGCTGCGTCACCTGCTTCGTCGTTGGCGGTAAGTCCACGCTTGTTAGCCCATAGTGAATACTCGCTTTGATACGAGTTCTTACCCAGAATGATGCTTGCGTCTGAACCACCGATACCTGTCTTGCGCAACTCCAACCACTCGTCACGAGTGATCTCATTGGTGTTTGCTATTACTTTTGCTTTTAACATTTAGTGCCTCCTCAAGCTCTAATAGTAACTCTAGCCTCATACATTGACCTAAGTCAACCACCTGCGGATCTAAATCCTGCGGACAATGAGCGCCAAGCGTCAAGCCTGGACTGTGCAGCTCGTAGCGCTTCTCGCGTGGTAATTAGCCTGTTTTGGGCAATTAGGTAAGCCAGGTGTGCTTCCTCGCACTGAACCGTAGCGTCTGCCTCTACCTCGTCTACGGTCAACTTTGTCTTGGTTAAGGCTCGAATTGTTAGTCGGGTCTGAGCGTACAAGGCTTTGTAAGTGGCTTCGCAAATTGCAGCCTGTTGTCCTGCCGCGTTCATCTGATCCACAAGGTCTTCAATAATCTCAATCTCGTCAAGGATTCCCTTTTGAGTCATTGGCGGTATAAGTTCACGCGCCGGCTGGTTATACCATTTCGTCATCTATAACCACCTCGTTAAACATTGGAGCTGCTTTTGTAATTCTATCTTTGGCAATCTCACCGTACTCAGAGTTCAATTCTGTGCCAACAAAGTTCCTGCCGTGTCGTAGCGCTACTACCGCAACAGTTCCTGAACCCGTAAATGGGTCAAGTACCGTGTCTCCTGCTTCCGAACCAGCTAATACACAGGGCTCTACAAGTGCTTCTGGCATTACTGCAAAGTGAGCGCCCTTAAATGGTTTAGAAGCAATAGTCCATACGTCACGCTTGTTGCGAAGTTCTGCAACTGGTCTGTCTGCATCATAATCTCGTGGTTGAGCCAAACTGTGTTTAGTTTGTCCTGGCGCACCATTTATGTTTTTATTTTCAGACGAAACTCCACGCTTAGTTCTTCCTATTGTTGAATCTGCAATTGGTTCTTTTACTGCAACATGGTCATAGTAATAACGAGCTGACTTGGATAATAGAAAGACATACTCGTGCGACTTGGTGCAACGATCCGTTACGCTTTCAGGCATTGGGTTTGGCTTAGACCAGATAATGTCTTGGCGTAGATACCAACCGTCTGCTTGAAGTGCAAGAGCAACTCTCCAGGGAATACCCATAAGGTCTTTGGGTTTTAATCCATTAGGAACATTTCCTGATGCTTTAGTGTGTTCCATGTTGCGTTCATCATGTTTTGCGCCAAGATTACCTGCTGGACCTTTACCTGAACCTGAATAACTATCTCCCAGATTAAGCCATAACGTTCCGTCATCAGCCAACACTCGCCACACTTCACGAAATAGCAACACCATTTCCTCAACGTAAGCATCTGGTGTTTCCTCTAATCCCATTTGGTCAGACTCTCCATAATCACGCAACCCAAAGTAAGGCGGTGACGTAATGCAAGTCCGAACGCTTCCAGACGGTAATTCAGCTAGTCGTTTTCGTGCATCCCCTATAAGTATTCTTGCTTTCATTTCATTCCCCTTTAGTATTTTTACCAGCCGCCGGAGCAGCCGTTTTGGTGCGGCACATAGCCGGTAGGTGTTCGTGAGCCGGTTGGTTATACCATTTTGTCACGAATCATCCCTTCAATTTGTAATCCAATAAATGTTGTGTAGGCAGGTGGAATACTTTGATTAAGGTTAGCAATGCTCATCCAATCAATTCCCATAAGTTCTGCCCTTAC